GAGCCGGATCGTCCGTGGAGACGTTCTCGGCGTCGTCATCGAGGTCCTTGAAGGACGGCTCGTTGAAGGTCAGACCGCCACCGGCAAGGTTGGCGCTGAGCACGGGGTCCGCTGCAAGGGCACCGGAGCGAATCAGCTTCGACTTCTGCTGCGTCAGCTGCTGGACGTAGGGGGAAAACTTGGTCGGAACGACGACGTCCGACACGCGAGTGACTCCGGCTGCCATGGGGCAAACTCCTGTTGGATTGGAAGGTTGACCCCGCCCCATGGGCCCGGATCGGATAGCTGGCACATTGCCCCGCTGGAGTGCATCAGTAACATGCACCAGCTACCCGAGTCAAGGATTATTTTTTGGCCGGCTTTGTCATCGCGCTCTCGGCATCCTTGTGACCGGCTGCCTTGGCAAGACGATCGGCACGCGCGATGTCGGTCTGCATCATCTGACCCTGCTTCGTGATGTTCCAGCCGTCGTGGCTGAACGGGTTCACTTCCGCACCCCCGCCACCGCCACGGTTGCCGTTGGCGCCACCGCCGCCGCTCTGACCGAACCAATGCGGCTTCTTGGTCTGCAGATCGGACAGCCAGTCCTTCGGCTCAAGGCCTTGGGTGACGGATACGCCCTCCTTGACCACAGCCTTGCCGGTGCCTTCCTCGAGGACGAACAAACGCTCACCGGCGTTGATTGCGTCTTCCATGGCCTCGTCGATGACGCCCGCCTTCTTGGCCGCCTGCTGGATCTGGTCGTGGATGGTGCGCGTCGATTCCCGCGTCTTGAAGGTTTCGATCTCGCCCGTGAGGACGCCGACCTGCTGTTTGAAGCCGTCGCGCTCGCGCTCGATCGGTGCAACGATGGCACGGGCACGAAGCTCAGCCATCTCCTTCAGCTTGTCCTCGTCCAGCTTGCCGGCAGCGGCAGCTTCGAGAACGGGGATGCGGTCCAGCATCGGAATGATATCTTCCACCTTGCGGTCGCCGAGCAGCGCCAACTTGGCCTTGAAGCCAGCCGCTTCGGTGCGCGCTGCGGTAAGGCTGGTCGTCACGCGGTCGATGTCCGCCTGCGTTTTCATGCCCTCGACCTGGATGTGGAACTTCCCATCCTTCTCGGTGTATTCCTGCGCCACTTCCGGGGCCAGGCCCTCGAGCGACTCGAGCATCATCTTGAACGCCATTTCTCTTTCCTTCTATTGTGCCCGTGGGCGTTGGTGATTAGTTCTCCGGGCCGGTCTGCGGCGCGGGGTTGGACGGGTCCTTCGGAAGCGGTGCGCCCCCGGGACCAGCGCCACGGGGGTTGGCGGCTGCGATGGCTTTGTCGCTGTCGAGCTTCGCCTGGATGTTGGGATCGACCGCCAGCGGGGGTTCCGCCTCGATCTCCGCCTTCTCCGTCTCGTAGTCCATATTCGTGAGGTTGCCCTGCACGGCCAGCCGGTGGATGGACTTCATGGACAGCGGCGCACCGTTGCGCTTGGCGGTCATCAGGTTGCCCAGATCCTGACCGGCCATCTGGTAGTCCGCGAACTCGAGGTTCGGTGTCACCTTCACCTTGTCCGGGTCCGCCTTCATCCAGCGGGCGCAGTCCTTCAGGAGCAGCTCCAGCGCGAGCGCAGCGGTTTTGGCGATCTGGTTGAGGGTGGCTGTCTGCGCACCGACACGGGTCTTGAGTGCTGCACCCGACTCCTTGTCGCCCTGACTCGCGTCGATCAGCTGTCCACTGCGGGCTTCGCACCGCTTGCGGTCGTTCTCCAGTGCGGTGCGCTGCTCAGGCAGGCCCTGACTGTTGACGCCGACATACTTCGCGTCACCCTGTAGCTCCAGGTCGATGCGGGCACCCGCACCCGTGCGCAGCGGTTCCTCCACCGTCGTCTCGCCTGGCAAGGTGTTCGTCTGCCGTGCGCCGATAACGACGAGGGTGTCTTGCCCCTGCATGAACAGGTTCTGACGGTAGTCCGCTTCGCCACGGTAGATCGTAAAGCACGACCGGCACAGGCTCATCAGCGGGGGTTCGTCGGGCTCGGGGGAGATGTCCTTCGTGTTGATGAACTTGAAGGGGATCGCTGACAGGGTGTTGCCCCGGAGCGAGGGAACCGTCATCTCCGCTTCCGCGTAGTCTGGCACGCCCGACGCGCTGCTGAACAGACCCGTCTTGTAATCCGCAGCGCCGTTCGCTTCGTTCTCGTCCAGGCTGCCCAGCTGAAGGACGCGGAACCGCTGCTCGGTCTTCCAGTCGAACCCGTTCTGCCGCTTCATCCCCGACTCGTCGAGCACGACAAGGTTGAGGGCGTCTCGCGTATCCTCTTCCGTCGTATCGTCCCAATTGCGGATCGCCTCCGCAACGTAAAGCGCAATGAACGGAAGCGGGTTCAGCGGATCAGGCTTCTCCGGAAGATCCAGAAGGATGCCGACGCGGCCTGTGGTCAGCTGCTCAAGGTTGATCCGCTGCAACAGGATCTCCAGCGGCTCGCCAAGGGGTGTGGCGTTCGACCGAAGGGGTTCCATCTCTTCCGGCAGCTCAATGACCGGGGATTTGTTGTGCAGCGCGCCCATGAAGTATTCCAGGGCGTCCTTGACATACTCGGGGAACACGGCCCGCAGCTTATAGGCCTCGTAGGCCGCTTCGCCCATGTTGCGATACTTGCCGAACACCCCGTAGCCGAGGCCTGCGGTGCCTGCACCGTTGTTCGCAGCGGGGTTATTCTGCACCCCCGTGAACCCGTTGAGCCCGTCGAGCAGCATTCCGCTTGTCGGTGGAAGGTATTTCTGACCCTTCGACTTGACCTGCCGCTCACCCTTCGCAGAGTCGCGGAGCTGTTCCCAGTCCTCGGCGTGCTCGGTGTATTGCGGGTGAACTGAATCAAGTGCCATAGTAATCCCCTTGGCGTATGTCCCGGCATAGGTAACACTGCGCCGGGCAGGGCGCAAGCGTCAAAAGTGGCCGCTCGTTTTACCAGCCTTCGCGAGCGACTCACCGACCGGCCAATGCACATCCGTGAAGTAACCGATCGCGGTTGTGATATGCTGGTATTGATTCTTCTGGTCCTCTTGGAAGGTCGACCCTTCCTGAAGCTGCACCGTTGCCAGGCCTTTGTGGCACCACGGAGCAGTCTGAGGATTCACGAAGAGCGTCGTGTGCCCAGACGCGCTGAGGATCTTGGCACGAACCGCGTTCTGTCGATCCCGTATCGAAGGATGCGAAGGGCGAACGCGGCGGCGATACTTCCATCCATGCTCGCGGAGGACAGCTTCGATCTCCGTGTAGTCTGACTTGTGGCCATGCTTCTCTCCTGCTCGCCCAGCGGGGTCACCGTAGATGTTCACTAGCTTGTTCTTGTGGTTCTTGAACTTGTCCACAAACTCATCCGCAGACTGACGGGAGACCGCGCTCTCAAGAACGATCTCGTCGACGATGTAAGGCACGCCCATCTTGACCACAGCAATGGCGCTGCTCAGCGGCGTGTAGTTCTGATCGTGCATCCAGAACAGTTCGTCGGTGTCCTGGATGGTGTAGGCAGTATTGTTCCGCCCGCCAATGCGACCATCGTAATCCTCGTAGATACGACCGCTCGCAGTTTCGAAGCTGGCTTCATACTCTTGAAGGTATTGGCGGCGCGACATGGTGCGCTTGGCAGACTCAATGATGTCCGCTGGCAGGATCTCGCTTGACTTCCAGTGGAACAACCCGTAGTCGGGGTCCCCGCTGTTGGCAGCATATTCAGCCATGTCGTAGTAATGGTTCAGACCGTCTGGCACACCGATGAACCAGCACCACGCCCGATAGTCGGGGCGGAGCGGATTCATGGTGTTGAGCGCCGGCATGATGTTGGCCTCAAGGGCCTCGCTCTTGATGTCCGCGATCTCGTCGATGACACCGCCCGTCCAGTTGATACCCTCAATTCGTTGAGGCTGGTCGAGCCCGAGCACATGGATCTCGGTGCCGTTTGGCAAGTAGATGATGAGTGCCGATTCGGACGGCTTCTTCAGGTGCGTGACGGAACAGGTGAGAGCCTTGAGGTCGTCCCACCAGATCTTCTTCGCCTGATTGTATGTCGGCGCCGCTGCGAAGTATTTCTCGTTCGGGTTCAGCATCGCCTGCTTGGCGAGGAACCGCTTCGCGCGTTCCGTCTTACCGGAGCGTCGGCCTGCGGGCACAATGGGGAAGCGGATCCCCCGCCCAACCGCCCCTAGCAGGGACAGCTGAACGGGGTGATCAATGAGCTTATACCATCGCGCCTGTTGCCGCTCGAGTAGGAGCAGACTCATTGCGCAGCGTTCTGAGCGAACTCCCGCAGGGCGTCAACCAGCTGAGCCTGGCGCGCGTCGTCACCGTCCTCGTTCCGCTTGATGTAACCCTGCGCCTCCATGTAGAGCTTGGAGGCGGTTGCCCGAGACGAGGCAGTTCCGTTGAAGCAGAGCCAGCGGAGGTTGGCAAGCATCTCCGCCTTGTCGCTCTCGCTCGGATTCGTTGCCTGCGCTTGAAGCCATGCCAGCTTGCGCAGCACATAACCGTCCGACATGAAGATCTTCGCTTGGTCGGGCGCGAACGCTGCTAGGAAACCCATCCGGATGCACGCGCGATAGGGATCGTTGTCCTTGACGTATTCCGTCACGAACATATCCCGGACCGCAACCTCCTTCTCGGTGAGGGCGGGCGGTTCCATCTTCTGTGGATCTAGAGTGGGACCGGCGGTCATAAGGTTCAGTGCTCCGTAATCGAACTACCCTCTGCCGTTAAGCATAGGCAAGGATGTCGAGATCGGCAAGCCTGATTATTTAGCTGGCCTTATCAAGACGTTTAACAAGATCCTCCAGCGTGTCCGCTAGTTCGTCTTCAGCACGGCAGCGCCGCTCCATGGTGTCTCGCAGAAGCATGATCTGGTCCCGGAGGTCGCGGACGGCTTGGGTGTTGTCCCGGAGCGAAGCGTTGTCCTGTAGAACCGCGCCAGCAATCTGATAGCTGGTGGACGGCTCAGGTGTGTTCTCACGCGACTTCTTCTTTCCCTGGAACCATCCCCACACCGTTGTTACGATGGTGGCGATGAACACTCCAACCGCCGACGCGACCAGCTTCCAATCAATTTCCGCTGCGGCGACGGGCAAGGGTTGTGACATTACTCGTGTCTCCAAGGCCACGCTTCGCCAGCTCATCGGCCAGCTTTCGGTTGAACGAGGCCTCAGCCGCATCCGATGCCGCTCGGAACGCGGAGTAAGCACCAGCGAGCATCAGAATCGGATACACAGCAAGTCCGGTGTTCGATCCTGCCATCCAGATGCCTGCGCTCACAAAGAACCAGGCCCCGACGGATAGGATAGAGGTAGCAGCACGGAGCCAAGGTGTCAAGCCCCAGCGTCCGTTAACGAACAAAGAAAACAGTTGCACGAGTGCAACAGTTGTGGCGCTGAACCCCCAAGCCTCTTGAGGCATGATACGGAGCAGACCTTGATAAAGGACTACCCGATCATCTGCCGTGAACAGCCCGGGGTGAAGCGACACATAGCCGCCCCACGTGAACAGGGTTAGGGAGTTGAACCATTCGAGTGACCGAACGGCGAAGTGCTTGCGAAGTTGGATCCACATGGAAGTCTCCTGTGTGGTCACGGCGAGCAATAACCCGTCGGGACCTTCATACCGAGTTCCACCGCCCATTGGCAAACTCGTCGGTTCTGTGCCCACCCCTTGCGACCCCAAATCAAGATCTTGTCGTTCCATTCTTTTTCCGCCTTCGCCCCCGCCTCACCCGGCTCGAGGGCCGCGATCGGATATTCTGGTTCCTTGCTCTGCGCCAGATCAGCGGCAGGCGGGAACTTTACTAATGTCTCGACCCTGCTGGCGCAGGATGACACAGCCGCGCTTGATGCGAACAGCATCAACACTGCCAGCTTCCGATTGAACATCTTCAAGCTCCCTCTGTTGCTGCTCCAGCTTGGTGGCAGCCTCCACCCGCGCCGCGGACGCATTCTCATTCGCATCGTTGATCTTGACCTGCACTTCGTTCTCGCGCTGCACTTGCTTCGCGACCTCACCCGTCTTCCCGGCGCTCTTGCCTTCGAAGTAAACGTAGGCGAGGATGCCAATGATGACCACACCAGCCAGCAGCGCGGGCCACCACTTCGTGAGGAACATGCGGACGCCGAACGGAATGCTAAACATCAGTTTCCATCCCTTCTGTGCCAGGCTTGCCAGCTTTGACTTCAGCCGCTGCATCCACTGCCGCACCTGCAACGGCGTCGGCAGCCGCTCCGGCGCTAGTCCCTGCTCCACCTGAGTTTGGAATAGAGTCTGCTGCGGCTTTGGTTGCTTCGCTTGCTGCTCGGTTGGCACGGAATGCTTCTCCAGTGTTCTGCGTGGCAATCTCGTCACGGACATCGCTGCGGAACAGCGCCTGCCCGATGGCACCGATAACCGGACCAAGGATCAGCATCGCGTCTTTGATGAGGGCGAGGTTGTCGGCTGGGATACCCTTGGCCGACATGAAGCGCCAGATCAGCGCATAGTATCCAAAGAAGAACAGGACGCCAACGAGCATCCGGGTGTCACGAGGGCGCGGCGGGGAGATCTTGTGCATCTCCACACGGCGTTGCCCTACGCGATCCAGATAGTCGAGTAGCTTCATGCTTCCTTCGTGCTTACCTTGCCCGCGGGGAGCGTCGGCAGATAGGGGGTGGACGGAACCGGCACGCCCTGCGGCCAGCGGATGTCGTCGACGTCCGTCTTGCGGATGTCAATGATGCACACCATGTCGGACTGATTCCCGCCGAGCGCCTTGTAGAACATCTTGTCGGGCGTCTGCCCCACAATGATGAACACATGGTTCCCGCCCTTGCGCGCCTTGACGCCGATGGCGCCTAGCTGGGCTGCGCACGCTGTCCCATAGGTTGCGAAGCTGGCAGCGCGGGGGAACTCCTTCGGGTAAGGAAGCCCTGCGGCATCCAGCGCCCACGCCATGAAGTTACCGCACCACGGCGTCTCGTCGTCGTTGAACCATTTGGCGCCAAGGCGCTGCCAGTTCGAGACGATCCACGGGTTGTTCTTGGAGCCCGGGATCTCCTTCTCGCCGATCTTGGTCCGCGCTTGTGCAACCCATGGCGGGTCCAGCGCGGGAGCAACAGCGGGGTCGCTGATCACCTTGCGGCGGTCGTCCCATAGCTGCCCAAGCGAGTTGATCAGGGGCACGTCCGTCGCCGCGAGCTTGCCGTCGGGGGCAATGGGTCGAAGTGCTGCTGCGATTTTGTCGGCGGAGGTTGCCATTGGATGCTCCTGTCTGATGCAGTGCAGTAGCAAGATGGCGATTAGGTCCGCAAGCGATACCGTGCTATGGGCCGTTTTAAGCCGCTACAGGGGGTTAAACGCTGCCACCCCGGCAACGGTTGCCCCTAGCGCGCGATCGCTGCGCACGGGGCCCCGCTACCCGGCTGCGCACTAAATCTCAATGCAGTGCAGCTCGCGCTTGGCCCGGGTGGCTGCAACGTAGCACAAGTTAATCTCTTCCACCCGCTGATGATCCCGGCGTGCCCACTGCGCAGGACACTCGTTACGGTTCAGCCAGAACACCCGCTCAGCTTCCAAACCCTTGGACTTGTGGATCGTGCAGAGCTTGACGCACTTCTCCTTGTCCTTGAAGAGGTAGTCGATCCCCGCCTTGAGCGAAGCGATGTCACGCCGGTCCTCTTTCAGACCGTCAATCAGGAACAGGATGGCGCCCACCTTGTCGGTGATCGCTTCCATCTTCGCTTCGTCGTCTTCCTTGCGAGCCTTCTCCACCTCGCGCATCATATACGACTGGAGCTTCTCGGTGAGCTGGTCCAGCGTGCGAGCGTTCATCTTGTCGATGAGCGACTTCAGACCGTCACCGATCTCCTTGCCCAGCACCTGAACCGGGATGTTGTTCCGGATGCAACGGAACGCCAGCTGGAGCAGCGGCGCCGACTTGCGACACACGACCAAGTCGTTGGGCAGGAACATATCCACATCCCATTCGCGCTCGTGGTGCTTCACAACACCATCGGGCGCACCTTCGCGCGCTTGGATGTGGCTCACCCACTGCTGCGCATACTTGACCACACTGGTCGGGCAGCGGTAGCTGATGCTCAACGGCAGGGTGATCGCACCGAACTCCCGAGCGATGTTTCCCAGCGACTCAGCGTCCGCCCCGCGGAACCCGTAGATCGCTTGTGCAGGATCGCCGACCGCAATCATGCGGGAGTCGGGGCGCATAATCTTCCGAAGGATTTCACGCTGGATCATATTCGTGTCCTGCGCTTCGTCAACGAAGATGAAGTCGAACTTGGGGAGCGAGATGTTGTCCCGCACCGCCCAGTAGAGCATGTCGTCGAAGTCCACCATGTCGCTGGCGTTGGACCATGCGAGCAGCTCCTGGGCGTATTCGAACGCGCGGGTGAGGTCAGCGTCGTCGCTCTCAGGCTCGATGTCGTGATGGTCTGCAATGGCGCGATATGTGTCAATGACGTCTGCGGTGAGGAAGCCCACACCCTGCTGGCGTGCAAGACCGACCAGCTTCTGGGCGAACGCTGCATAGAGCTTGAAGTCGTAGGAAGACATATTCTCGCGGCAGAGCTTCCGCAGCTTGTCCATCGTGGGACCAGTGGCGCCCTTGGCACGCATAACGGGACCGAACACCAGCGAATGGAAGGTGCGTGCATTGACGCCCTTGGTCTTCAGCTCGTCAGCGATCGCTTTGTTGAATGCAAGGAAGATGGACGATCCGCGGACCTTCTTCATTCCCTCGATGATCGTGGTGGACTTGCCGCTACCCGCGACCGCTTCCACAATGGCGTTGCCGGTGCCGCTTTCAATGAAGGCGAAGATGGAAGTCTGGAAGCTGCTCCAGCGCGTAGTCGTGTCCACCTCGTTGAGGATGTCACCGAACCCTTCGTGGGGTTTGATGTTGGACAGGTTCAAGTTCATCTCAGCCATTGCGTGTCTCCTTGCTCTATGCACAGGCTATAAGGCAGCCCGCGCATAGACGCAAGCAGAAAAGGTCGAGCGGACTTAATCGTCCGTGACGTTTAGGCTGATCTCGTTTATCTCCCGCTGGCACATGCCAACGGTGAGCCCCGCGTCGAGGATGCCGTCCAGTGCAGAGTGGAGCGTGAGCCGCTCCTGCTCCATCTGTTTGGCATCGTTCGCCATGACCGCTACATTGTAGAGGGTCATATGCGCCTGATAGCGATGCGAGTCCCGTTCAGCAAGATTGGCAGCTTCGCCCATCTTCTTCTGGAGCTCCCGCACACGCGGCATTGCCTCGCTCAGTCTCATTTGCGCTTTCCTTCCCAGCGTTCGCGCGCACGGCGCTGTTGACGCGACTCCGCGAACCGCCAGTAGGGCTCGATGGACGTTGCGAGGTGCGACGTGCGGGCTGTGGTCATATACTCCAGCTTGTCGGCGTCGTAGAACTGGATGTCGTTGCGCTCCTTCCCATCGATACGGAGACCGACGCGCACATACGACGGATGGAAGTCGGGAGAGTTCGGCTCAAGCGACAACCGGCGGGGGAGTGTGGGATCAATGACCACAGCCTCGGGCAGCGTCTCATCCATCGGTGAGGTCCGGGAGGATCTCGGTTTCAATGATCAGACGCAGACCGCGCTGGTCCTTCTGGCCCTTGATCGCCTTGATGTGGTAGACCGGACCGTGCTCGCCGATGCGAACCTTGATCTCCGTTTCCGGGACCGCCCCCGCGTTGAGCACTGCACCCCTGATCGTATCGATCAGGATGCCTGCGTTCATCGTGCCGTATTCAGTCTTCACGTCTCTGAACTCCTATGGTATGTGTCCTGAAGCTCGATAGGCCAACCTGACCCCTTCAATTGGGTCTCATGACGCACCTTGCCCCGAATCCACAAGCTATAGGAGGGCCGCTCCTTTAGCAAGCGGTTTATGCGGTGGATGTCCGAGTGACGGACGATGCCGATCTTACCCGGCCACCAGCGACGGTGAGTGCCGTCAAACATCTCTTCGACGTAACCGCCCCACAGGATGATCCTGATGGCACGCGCGGGGTGGCTATGGAAGCACTCCCGCGGATCGGGATAGACGATCTTGTGCAGATCGATACGTCGACCGAACAGGTGGATCAGGTTCTTGATGAACAGGACAGGCAACCCGTCCCGCTCGCTGTTGACCGTCTTATTCCAGAACGGTGTCTTCTCGAAATGCTTCGCCTCCATTATACGCGGGCCTCCCAGCCGTTGAGCAGTTGGCCGCGCACCCATACGCGGAACCAAGTTTTGAACGTGTCCTCGTTGAACTCCACCCGTGCGCGCACGCTGGTCCAGCCTCCCCTGTCGGCGGGGGCATGGAGGAACCCTAGCGTAATGAAGCGCCAGGGCTTATTGTTCTGTTTGAAGATAAGGACCGGAAGCTCGTTGTTACGCGCTGCCGCTGCCTCACACTGCGCCCACCATGTATTGATGGCAAGCTGCTCTTGGCGCTTTACCTCGATCGACAGACCGAAGGTGTTGGAGAGGTCGTTCCCGCCCACCGCGCTCTGGTTCTGGTTCCGCTGCACCATCTTCAGCGCGGCATCAACCTTCTCCGGCGGGAACTCCATCTCGCGCATGACGTCCTGGATGATGGGCGTCAGCATCTTGATGACCTGCCGCTCCCCCTCCGCTCCCTTCTGCCTGACGTCGATTCCCACTCTTCTTCCCTTTCGCTTTCAGACGCCGGCGCATATGGCGGTTCGTCGGTTCAAGATCGTCATGCTCTGTGTGCGGTAGCAACGACCGGCGACGAACTTCGAGGAATACCTCTCTATCGCGATCGGTTGCCACGGCGCTTCCAGAACTGGCTGTTCCACATACGGCGAATCACGTAGCCGCGCAATACCGAAACCCCCGTCATCCAGAAGACGACAATACTGGTCTCCTTAGTCCCCATCGGGAAGTTATACGCCCACATGATGATCCGCATACAGACAAGCGCGATGCAGTAGCCTACGGCGGTGTTTGCGACTGCCTCAATTGCGCTGCCCCACTTGCTCTGCCTCATCTGTCGGAGCTCGAACCGGATGTGCGTGATCAGCACGTCCATCTGAGTGCGGAACGGCACGTGGCAGATGTCGCACTCGTCGGGCGCGTTCATCTTGTAGGGTAGGGCCCGGGGATTCCCCGAGCCACAATGTTGACAGGTGAGGATGCACTCACTCACTGAGTATGTCCTCCCCGGAGACGACCCAGCCTTCATTGACCACAGCCTTCGAATCGGCGTCAGCGGTCTGCTTGGCACGGTGTGACTTGCCATAGAAGCGGAACTGCTCGGTAGCACCCCGGATCCACGTCTTGAAGTCGCGGGCCTTAAGAACGAGTTTCGTGTTCGCTGCGAGTAGCTCGTCGACACGCTTGTTCGGCCCCACCCATTCGAAGATGAAGCCAACACTCTTAGCATCGGTCTGCCCGAACAGGGACACCAGCTTCCAGCCGTCGGCCAGCATAGCGTCCAGCGCGCGGGGAAGGTGCGTCGGGGACACCTCAAGGCCGCGCGCGTAGGCGTAGTTATCGCCCTTCAGGAATGTGGTGAAGCGGTGCTGCCCCACCTCCTGGCCGTGCGCGAGGTCGTCGGGCGCAGTGTCGATCTGCATCCGCTCACCCTCGGTGAGTTCCTTGTCCATCAGTTATTCTCCTCGAGAGTGTGGTGCAGCTTGGTGAGCTCAGCCCGCAGGATATGCAGGCAGTCGCGGTCACCGTGCCGGTTCCAGTTGATCAGATTGATTGCGACCGCCTGAACGTGGTCATCCCGATGACGATACCGCTCATAGAACCACGCGTCAGTCGGGAGCACCAGCGCGGTCGGCGGGCGCCACCCTGCCCAAGCCAACTCGATCTCGCGGTCGAGATACCAGATGGACTTGCCGAGCTCGATGGTGGCAGCGTCCTTCTTACCGAGGCGCCAGTTATACTTGAGCACCTGATAGCTATTGCCGGTCAGGCGCTCGCCGATCTCCGCGCACTCCGTCCCCGCATAGTGCTTCGGGTTGATTGGATCGTCAGCCACTGGTCGCGAGCCTCCGCAAATGGGTTTCGAACTTGTCAGCTTCCGGACCCTCAAGTTCGAACAGCTGACGATGGCTTTTGGCGTCACGGTTGTAACCCGTGTCCCGCTTGAGGAGGACCTCAAGACGACCCGACGGCAAGCGCCGGGTCTCTACGGTGCAGGACACGTTCACAGCGGACGGTCGAAGTCAAGCTCCATCTGACCGGGATCGATCACGAGGAGTGTGTCGTGCTTGGCAATGAAGACGGATGCCTTTACGCGGCGTGACACTTCGTTGAACTTCTTGCGGGTCGCCTCGCCCAGGTCGACACCGCGCTGCATTGCGTAGATGTCAAGATAGGTAACGATGTCGGCGAACTCGCGCGCGACCTCGGTCTGCACTTCGCGGGCAACCTCGGGGTTGTCCATGTCGAAGTCACCGCGCTTGATCTTCTTCTCGAGGTTGGCAAGCTCACCCAGCTCCCCGAGCACCGCCTGACCCCATTCGGCAGGCGACCAGTCGGACCCGTCGGGCAGCGCGTGCGCGGTGCGCCCCTGAGCATCTTTGAACTGCGGGAGACGCCGCTTGTTCGCCTCCCTGAGCGTCCTGAAGCTGAGACCGTTATCCTCGTCCATAATAAATTGCTCCTGCTACGATGATGAAAGTGATAAGCGCCATGCCTATCACGATTAAGCACCCCAAGCCCGGATCGCCGGCGATGCCGGTGCCGTTGCATGAGGTGCAGAACCGTTCTTTGCTCCAGGGTCCGTCCTTCACGAAACCCCCTTTGCAGTGCTTGCACGGGATCGTCGGGATGTGCGGGAAACCCCTGAACATGATTCGTTCTCCTAGAACAGCTTGCTGAAACCCCATCCAACGATGGTGCCGACCGTGAAAGACCAGACACCAAGATGGATGAACGCCTGAGGGAACTCGCGAACCCCGTGATAGACCTGACGGTGCAGTTCGCTTCCGGTGCCCATGAAAGCGTGGAACTTCTGTTTCCAGTTCCCCTTCCAATTGGCGGACCCGAACTGCACAACCGCGATCGCGCGCAGGCTGTTAAAGTGGACGAAGCTGGGCGCAGCGTTACCCTTGAAGCGAACGGCCAAGCGGCCGCTGGCATCCACCTTCTCCACAACCCCGCGCTTGCCTCGAAGGTCTTCACGGTCACCCTGATACTCGACTTCGTCCCCAACGAAGTAGGGGCAACTCATCGATGGAACCATTGCTTCGGGGACGGCGCGTAATTGCCGTAGGCGCTGCCGAACCCTGCACCGCTGGCGTCGGGCAGCTGAGCATGGAACGGCTCACGCTGCTCAGGCACCATACGCGGGGGCTCGCTGTCGCGCTTTCCCTCGAGGTAGCCGCGCAGCTTGGCATAGTTCATCTCGGACGTCATCAGGCGCGAGCGCAAATCGTTCGCTTCCCCGATCGCCATCTCCGCATACGCCTTCGCATCGCGGTCCGCCTGCTTGAGTGCAGCTTCAGCACGCTCGGCCCGCCGTTCCAGTTCATTCTCGCGCAGTTCGTGCGCGGTAACAAGCTGGCCCAGCTTCTCGTTCGTGTCCTGGAGTGCTTCGATCTGCGCAATGAGCGGACCGCGGACGATAGCGATGTGTTCCTCGTTACCCTTTTCCACTGTCCGCTTCGTGCGGGGTTTCGGATTGGTTGCCACTCTCGAATGCCTTTCTATGGTCTCTGAGTTGCGCCACCGACCGGAAATGATACCCGCACCCTGGACACGCCAGAGGGAAGGCTATCGACGGCTCCAATCGGTGGCGCCCCTTGTTAGGCGCTTTGCAGCGCAACACTTGCTTAGCGGCCGTGGGCGCCGTATCGCAAGTGAATTCGTTACTCGAAGCGCCCATGCTCCTCGACAACCTTGTGCAGCGCCTTCTCGAAGTCGTCCCAATGAGGATCGGCGCCGAGCCAGTGCATGATGATATCGCAAAGCGTTTGCGCATCGAGCGACTGCGCCACAATCTCGATCATTGTTGGAGGCGCTTCGCCTAGCTTTCCGAACGACCCCTTCATTGCGAACTTGATGGCGTTCTGGCGGTGCCGCGAAGTGCGCTTCCGCTCGAACCATTCCACCTGAGTGAGTTCAGTGACCACAATGTCGACCGTCTGCTCCGGGTCGATCCAGCGGTGCAGGCCACCATATGTGGAGGACGGAGCGGGCGTCACCATGGGCGAGGATCGCTCGTGGTCTTCCTTGAGGACCTTCATCCACCCCTCGTTGCTGAACACAACACCGATGGGCTTCTTATCAGCTTCGACCAGATCGCTGCGCTGGCGGAAGTATTCGTCGAACAGTGTGGTCATAGTATAGGCTCCCCGAGGTCCTCGTGTTCGATGTAATTGAGTTGTTCCATCCGCGCTTCGCCGAGGACGCAAAGCTGGAAGACGGGGTGCCCGTCCCCGTGGATGCCCAGACGGATACCGCCACCCGCTACGATGGCAGCGATGTCGGCTTCAGTCGGCTTGTAGACCGAGTAGAGGATGTTATAGCCGAGGTGCTCGTCGAAGTGACGGAGAACGTGGATGGTGCCACAGTTCCCGTCAAGCTCGTTGATCCAGTCCTTGGGCTTGCCAACGGGTTCGGTCCCGTCAAACTGAAGGATTTTCACCGCTGGTCCTTTCCATGAAGCATTGCAGAGGGGTCCATTCAGCAGGATAGCGACGGGGCTGCTGCCCGTTGTATTGGGGCGCGTCTGCGAACTCTCCGGTCCGGTTGCCGTGCTTGTCCCGAACAATGAACTTGCCCTTGTTCGGGAAGTCAGGCACCGCCATTAGTCCAACCTCGAAATGACTTCGGCGCGGATGTTGGCCTCGGTGAGGACCGCGCGGAAGGCGTTGGCGGCCGCTTCGTGAATGCGAATCGACTGACGCGCATCGTCGCCAGGCTTATACCACTGCCACCCGGTCGGATAACCCTTGGTCCCGTGCTCGAGCGAAGCGTTGCTTTCGGCAATCCGCTTCTCGGATCCCTCGAGGCGCGCACCAGCCTGGCGGATCATCTTCCGGCAGTAGTTGGCGAGCGGTTCCCGTCCGTCGATAACGACCTTGGCATTGCCACAGTCGAACTCGTTGACGTTCTCCGTGACACCCTTCGCAGCTTCCTTGGCAGCGGCGTGGGCGCGGGTGAGCAGGGCAGCGAAATCCATCTTAGTCTCCTTTGCTTGTGCGACCAGTATATAGCAAGGCGTTGGCCGCACAAGCGAAAAGTCACGCCGACCTATGCAAGCGCCACCATAAGGGTCTTCGCCATATCCTCGCGATACATGCGGAGCTCTTCCATGGCGCGAGCGCCGCAGTGCGTCACGAAGTCTGATCCTGCCAACCCCTCGAGCACCTTGTCGATCGCATCGAGATAGGACTGCTCGTCCGCTTCCTCGTCAGGCACCGCTTCATTCGGATTTAAGAAGTGCCGGTTCTGTGTGGTCTCATCATACCACCAGAAGAAACGGGCCTTACCATGCTCGGGCCGACGCTCGTGTCGCTCGATCTTGCGCATGTGGATATGAGGATCGCGAAGGTAGAGTTCCTTTAGCACCAGCGCCCGGCTTCCACCGATTGGATCGTAACGCAGACGCTTCGTGATCTCGGGCTGAGTCGTCATCTCTGTGGGACTCGTCTCCGCAACCAGAACGGCGCGGATTTCATCGTGCATTGTCAACTTGGCCATATCGAACTCCTTGTGTTGCAGGCTAAATGGTAAAAGCCAACTAGCCTGTAACGCAAGGAAATTCGCACATCAAACCTGTCATAGCACGCCGTAGCTTTATGTAGCTTGCATTTCCCTGAGCTTCTCTAGCATCATCGTTGCCATTTCGTCCGGCATGAACTGGAGGGACTCACCGACCATGATACGAGCAGCATCCGCGGGCACCGACTTCAACCCGCCGAGCGATTCGGACTCGCCATGGACCTCAGCTCCCAGCCCCAACGAGATGAACCCCGCGCTGACCACACGGGCGCCCGTCGTGTTGTGGAAGCGGCCGAGCATCATCCGCATCAGCTCAGCCATCACCGCGTGCGTGCAGGCCTCCGGGAAGATGAAAGGCATCTTAGCGCCGTCAGGCGTCTCGAGCATGATATACTTCATTGCGTGTAGGCCTCCCATTGCTCAACGACCCGCTGAGGCTCTTGTTTGATGGAGCAGCGGTAAAGCGACCCATCTAGCTTCATGCGCGGGGTGACGGTCCGCCCGTGAGTGTTATAGAAGACGAAGTATTGCACCCCGTCCCGACACGCGAGCGTCCCCTTGTCCAGAACATCCTGACTGATGTCGCGCTCTACCTTGCGCTCCCAGGCACCGCCGTCGTCCCTGCCACCACTGCACCCGCTAAGGCCAACGATCAGCCCCACAGCGACGGCGCAGGCCAGCACAACCCCGAGCGGGGGTGCCGCCAGTGCGCTGGTGAGCCGCGAGTGGCCGTAGCTGCGATATTTCCGATAACGATTCATCCGAACATGCTCCCAGTGACAAGGCCTATCGCCAAGCCTACACCGAAGTCGCTGGCCGGAGGCGGGTTATAGTGATGCGTGACCGAATTGGGCACGGGTCCGGAACGAACAGGTTCCCGCTCGATTAGCGACGCGACGTTGTCGCAGAGGTATTCACCCCATGCCATGAGCCACTCGTCTGAGCAGCCAGCACCCTTCATGATGTGCCAAAGGCGCTCCCGCTGGGGCTCAGTCAGCTTCGCCATTGAACGTCTCCAAATAGCGGTCGCGCCTGAGCCCGACGACCTCAGCGAGGATGCCCCACAGAAGCATCCGATCGACATTCCCCGTGACCGCTCCGTAGAGCGTCCCAGCGAAGCAGGCCAGAAGCAAGGTGCCCGAAATGGGCGCCTTGATCCAGCCCTTCCCTTTACCGAACAGGGTCACTTGATCTCCTTCCGGACTTCGCGGTCGACCTGGGCGTCCAGACCGACGCTGTTACCGGCACGCGAGCCGGCGTGATATGCATCGGCGTTGACGCCCGAGGGCGCTTCGCGGCGGTTGGCGTTGCGCCGATAGTAGGCGTTCCAGTAGCGATCGGACGCGCGCTGCTCCTTCTCGATCTCCCTCTGCTTCTGCAGCGGGGTGAGCTTCGCCCAGCGGACGTTCTGGTTATAGGCGTCCATGTGATAGTTGAGCTCGCGGCGGAACTCCTGATCGAAGATACCCTCGAGCTCGTCGTCCACCGTCCAGGAGCGGTTGGCGACCAGCGCCTCGAACCCTGCACGAGCAGCCTGCAACAGGACGTCGCGGTCGCCGACCGTGCTGTTCAGCGGACGCATGGCACCCTCGATTGCGGACACAACCTCAGCGCGCTTCGTTGCCATCAGGCGCTTGTGCTTGGTGAACCCCTCGGGCTTGCCAAGGCGCAGATCCTCGTTGCTGTCACGCTCGTCCTGGGCGTAGTCTGTCATGACCACAGCAAGCGCCGTGCTGGTCGAGGACGGGTGACGCGCGGCAGCGTTCGCTTCGCGTGCCTGACGTGCCTGCTCAGCGAGCTGCTCTCGGTGGCGGTCCCGCAGGCGCTCACCGATGCGCGCTGCGCACCCTTCCTTGAAGGAGTTGGCAGCGATACCGAACGCCTGCGACGCATCCCCGCCGACGTAGTCCAGCCCCAGCCGATCGATGGTCTGGAACAGATACTCGAACAGGGTCTTGCACGCGACCACATTGGCCTCGCGACCGATCAGGGTGTATCCGGTCGCCTTCTTGTAGGTGCCCCGATAGTTATAGTTGACTTCCTGGAAGACGAAGTTGACCTCCGCGCAGGCGACCATCAGTTCCCGCTGGAACGCGAACTTGGCGTTACCCTCGTCGACGGACTTCTTGCGACCCGCACCGTCCACCGATGCACCCTCGACCATTGCCATGGAGATGTTATGCTCCATCATGATCTTCTGGGCCATCTCAGCGGCGTTGTTCGCTTCACCCTCGTTGGCCGAACCGTGATTCGCAAGGTGTAGCATCTTCTTGATGCGTGCGATAACCTTGGGGTCGATATTCTGGTCTTCCATGTCGTTTGCTCCTTTGCTGCACCCCTTATGGGCGAACGCCATGACGGGTGCAAGCAGAAAGTCGCGTCGACCTAGCGAAAGCGCGCGTTATATATGTCGTAGGCCTCCTGGAGGAAGAAGTTCGTAAGCTGCGCCTGCTCGAGCTGGTCCGCCTGCATGGTGAGCTTCAGGATTTCCATCCGCTGATAGCCGTCGATCTCAGCGAACCCCTTGTCGAACACCATCTGGCAGACGTGCTCGAGGCGCTCGGGAGCGACAGGCATCGCTCGAGTGTGGTCAACGCTCATTCATTTCCTCCTCGGTGAGTGTGCGGAAGACCTTGAGGCCGTCCTCGCCGACGCCACAGGCGATCAGCTCTTGTGTCTGGCCGTTCCCCTTGAACAGCAAGTGATTCCCGCTGGGCCGGTCCAGCACGACGAACACGTTCTGATCGAACATGCTACGCCCTTGCGCCAGCCACAGAAGCATATCGCGCAGCGGCCCTTGCTTCATCCAGCGGTTCTCGTGCTTGAGGTGGACCGTGATGGTGCCGACCTCGTTGACATCCACGACCGCGCCAACCCTGTCTGGGCGCCACTCCTTGAGCATTCGGTCTTCGAACAGCTCCATGGCAAGCCAAAGGCACATGAACACCGAACAGGACTCAGGCTTCGTGTCGTATATCTTGCACCCGGCGGAGCACTGATGACCACACCGCGTCCGCTCGGGCTTGTGTATCGGTCCGACCGGCTCCATGTCGACCCGCATGATGGTGCAGCACGCCTGACACGTCCCGCACCCGCGTCCCTTCGCTTTCAGGCGGCGGTGCAGCTCGTCAACCTTGGCACGCTTTACATCGTCGGGCGCGTCCAGGGCAATCAACGAATCCATCTCACTCTCCGTAATACTGGGCTAGGACTGCGTTACAATACGCATGAGTCGACCCAAGAGTCAAGCCCGTATTGTGGTCATGGTGGAGGTGAACAGGGTGCTTCAGGAACTCAGGTCCCCAAAATCTCGGATCCAGCGGGTATTTCGCCTTGATATCGTCCGAAACGTCGTGGAGGAGTGTCTGTTTGCACCAGTAGCACGCCCCGCGCTGGAGAATGATATACTCCTCACGGACCATGCGCCGCTCGAACCACGTCAAATCGTCGTATCTCGCCGGGATCTGGAGGCGTTGCTGCTGAGCCTCGAGCTGGGCTCGGGTGTCCTTCGGAAGCTCAGCCATGGCGCCGCACCTTTTTCCGAGCAACGTGCAGATGCCCGCACTTTCCCCGATAGAAGATCATCGGATCTCCTCGATTGGTGGCACGATTCGCCGCCTTCTGGGCATCTGCCTCCGAGAAGAACACGACCTTGTCGTCGGCCCGGCAGCGCAGCCTCGTATCCGGACCGCCCCACCAGCCTTGCCGCCCCTCCGGGACGTAGCACGCCGATTTCATCCACCCATCTCCCCAAATCCAGGCCGCGTCCACGCATGTTCGCGACCATCACGGTAAGCGTTGTCGATCTGAGCCTTGAGGTGCGCCACGTAGAGCCGAATCGCCGCAACCTCGTTCCCTGCACCACAGCCTTCGAGCTCCGTCAGCGCGGCATGGTAGCGATCCGTGATCGTCGGCCGCGAGAAGTAGTCTTCTGCCTCCGCTTCCGTGAGCGGCTTAATCTGGCTCAGGTCCAGTCCGTCCATAATCGTCACTCCACATTGGTCAGGTTGACCGTGGGCCATAGCATAGCAGACGCCTGTTTCATTGCAACCGACTCCTAGGTCGCAAGTGATGTGGCTTCCAGGCACCTCCCAGCTCATCCCAGCTTCTCCGGCCAAGGCAGCATCGCCTCGCGCACCGTCACCGGCCCGAAGTCCGCGAACCCCTTGACCGCGTTCTGCTGGAGCACCCTCTCGACCGCCGCCCTC